GAGCCCTACAACAAGCACCTAAATAAGACCTACTGCCAGATGCAGGCCAACTGGAGCGGCTTCAACGTGGATGCCGAGAAGGACAACCAGGTGAACCGCGAATGGCTGGACAAGGTAAAGGACAGCTTCCCCGACAAGGCAGGGGTGGAAGCCCAGATACACCGGATGTTTGCAGCAGAACGGGCATTGAAGGGCGCGGCATTTCTGACGGCATGGGCGGCGGTGCCCGAAACCGACCGACTGGCGATGAGCCCCACCGACTACCTGCTGACGCTGGGCGAGCAACTTGGCGAGCGCACCAACAGGGTGACTGGCGCGGGCCTGATCAAGACGCTGGACGGGGTGAAGTACCACTTTGACAGTTTTGACCCGGAATGGCGGGCGAACATGCACCGCGACTGGGTGCTGATTGGCGACCGCGAGAACTTGGAGACCGTACTGGCGGTGAGCGGGGATGGCACCAAGCGTTTCCTGCTGACCCAGAAACGCGCGCTGCCGATGGACGTGCACGGGATGACGCAGGAAGACCACGACGAGCTGGCACGGGTGCGGGCATTCAACAAGGAGATGGTGGAGACCGTGATAGCGACCAACGGCAGGAACGCCGACTTGGCGCGGCAGGTGGCGGAAGAGGTGGCGGTGCTTGGAGCCCTGACCCCTGACCAAGAGGCCGGACTGAAGCTGATGTTTACCGTGAAGGGCCAGCAGAAGGAGCGGATACAGGATGCGAAGGGGCTGGGACGGCAGCGGGCGGCTGTTGCGGGGCCGATTGCGACCGCTGCCCAGTGCGAGGCGGTTGGCGAATATGCGACCCAGCAGGCTAAGCGCAAGGACACCGCCGAAGAACGCCACATGGCTTGGGTTATGAAGAACCTTGATTTAAGCAAATACAGCGACGAGGCTTTGGCCGAATTGTAGACCAAAAAAAACGCCCCCGTAAGGAGCGGGGGCGCATTGATAACCGATAACGAATTACCAACTAAAAAAAAGGAGACACAAAGTTATGACGATTGAAACAAAAAAAGCCATAGTAGAAGCCGCAGCGGCATGGATGGCGCAACACGGAATGACGGCGGCGGCGATAGCGACCGCAACGGGCATCAGCAACAGCTACCTGAGCCACATGCTCAACGGGAAAACCGCACTGGAGGTGGGCGGCAAGGATGTGGCGATAGCCGACAAGTATTACATGACGCTGGCCGAGCACATAGGCTTGAGCCTGCGCAAGAGCGTGTGGGAGCATGTGACCACCAAGGAGTTTGCCCAAATAATGCACATACTGGAGGACGCGAAGGCCAGCCAAGAATGCAGAACGCTGGTGTGCGACAGCGGTGCCGGCAAGACCTATGCCGTGAACCGCTTCCAGAAGGCCAACCCGCAGCACACGTATGTGCTGACAATGAACAGCCTGGTGGGCATTCACGACATACTGAAGGAATTGTGCCAGAAGCTGGGGCTTGCCGATACCGGCGGCAAGGTGGAAAAGCAGGTGAACCTGCTAAGGAAGCTGCGCGAAATCAAGAAGAGCGGCGGCAACCCGATAGTCATCATAGACGAAGCCGAGAACATGAACGGGCAGGCCATGAAGATGCTGAAGGGGCTGTATGACGGGCTGGAAGGTTATGCGGCAATAGTGCTGGTAGGCACGGAGCAGTTGTGGAAGCTGATGGAGAAGGCCAAGGTGAAGGATGCGCAATCGGGACCGCAGTTTTACCGGAGATTCAAGCCGGGCACGCGGCACATCCGCGTGAGCGACAACAAGCTGGTGCGCTTCGCGCCCTTCTTCGACACCCTGGGCATTGCAGACAAGGCATTCCAGCGGCTGCTCTGCAACACCTGCGACAACTACGGGGAGCTGCACAGCTACCTGATGCCTGCGCTGCGCGCGGCACAGCGGGACGGGGTGCCGATGGATATGGAACTGTTCAAGACGGTAAACAACATCAACGACTGAGCGCCATGAAGCACAACGAGAAGATAACGGACAACATGGACAGGGCCATGAGGCAGGCGATGCGGAGGCTGGGATACAATGTGGAACAGTACTTCGACTTCAAGGAGCGGTGCGGGTTGGAATACCTGCGGCTCACCCTGCCGGGCGACACGTGGATGCAGGAGCAGATGGCCATGGAACGCAGCTACTGGGGATGGTGGAAGGTGATGTGGTATGCGCGGGAAAGCGACTTCCTGCTGCTGGCGGAGGTGGCAGGCGACAACATCCATCAGGCACGGTGGCGGTACAGGCAGATGCACAACCCCTCCTTCTTGGCAGATGGACGGACGGAGCCGGGCAGGCAGATGGAGGCAAGCTATGGGAGGGATTACATTACGGACCTGGTTAAAGAGAAGACGAAGCGTGGCGACAACAACAACAACAAAATGTAGGGTAATGGGACTGGCAGCATTGGCACAACAGAGGGCTAAGACGGTTGGGGAACTGCCCGAGGTCATTAAGACAAGCTTCGGCGAACTGGCAGAAGGGTTCACAATGCTGATATGGGGGCAGAGCGGCCACGGGAAGAGCCATCTGACGACGGAGCTGGTGAAGGTGATGGGTGCGGCGATGGGCAAGGGCCTCTACCTGAGCCTTGAGGAGGGATTCGAGGTGACTCTACAACGGAGGGTGCTGGCGCACCTTGACCCGGAAGCTCACAAAGGGTATGTGGAGTTTGCCGACCACCGCATGACGGTGGCTGAGCTGGATGCCAGGCTGAGAAAGAAGCGCCGACCGAAATGGGTGGTGGTGGACAGCCTCCAGTACTGGGACATCACCTACCCGACCTACAAACGGCTGAAGGAGCAGCACCCNGGGGTGGCGTTCGTGTTCATAAGTCACGCTAAGGGCAAGAAGCCGGACGGCAAGACGGCGGAGAAGATAAGGTATGATGCCGGAGTGAAGGTGTATGTGGACGGATTTGTGGCATCGGTGGCCAGCAGGTATGGCGGGAACAAGCCCTACGTGATATGGGAGGAAGGGGCGAAGAAGCATTGGGGACGGAAGTTGAAAAAAATGCTGAGCTGACGAGTAAGAGTAAGAGAAACACCAACAAAACAAATATTATTTATGAATCTACAAAGGATTACTTACAGGGATAGGCTGCGGCGGTGGGTGCTGCACCCTTGGATGCGGAAGCATAAGGCCGAGGCAACGATGGTGGTAATGGATGCCATCATCTACCAAATGTGGCACGCGGGCATATCGTTCGCGAACATCAACAAATGGCTGGCCGTGAATGGCAAGGAGACGATTAAGGCATACACGGTATTGCGGCCGGGTGAGCTGAAGCTATTTTTTAAGCGCCCGACGCAGGAGGAGCGGAACGCGTGCAAGACCCCAATAAACATTGTGATATGAAAGCTAAAACGAGTAAAAAGAAGTTTGCTGTGCCGAGACGCGGCACCATTGAGGACGAGAAGCGGGGAGCCGAGCTGATGCTGGCCATATGCGGGGCACTGGCGGTGCCGGCAGAAGCACTGGTGGGATACAGCCGGGCGCACGGCCTACCGGATGTGCGCCACATGACGGCCTACCTGATGCGGGACTTCGTGCCGCAGCTCAGCTACCGGCAGATAGGGATGCTGATAGGCAGGACGCACTGCCACGTGATATACGGCATTGATGTGGCCAAGACCCGTATAGCGGTTGAAGACGAACAATTTATGGCAGCGTTCCTGATAGCGCACAAAGCAGCGAAAAAATGGCACAAAAAATCAATGTAAGGATGAATGCCGACCAACTGGCAGCACTGATAGGCATCTACGAACTGCGTGTGCGCGAAGACATCGACGACAAGGTGTATGGGCTGCGGGAGCTGCACGCACAGGAGCTGTGGGCACGGCTGCGGATACTGCAACTGAAGTGCAGCCTGCAAAGGAGCATAACGGTGGGGCTGCGGCTGATAGAGGCCAAGGCATTCCTGGACTACTGGGAACTGGACGACAGGCCGCTGAATGCCTATACTGCAAATGTGGTAAGGATGGTGCTGGAGCGCGCCAACAAGGCGGTGTCGGACATGAGGCCATATATGCATTGCTGAGGAACAAAAGACACCGAAATGGTCAACTTCATCATCATTGCCCCGCCCATCGGCGACCCGATCAACGACTTTATCTTCTTTTTTGAGGCGCGCGGCCAAGCTGATTATGGGATTGCACCCATGTTGGGCACGTTGCGCGGCAACCCCTATACCGACCCGGTTTTTAAAAAAAAGCTGGAAAGATGGCGCGGCAGGCTGCTGCTGGCGGGGGTGGACTTCACCTCATGGGTGGCGAGGCCGAACCTGAAGGAGGTGAGGCGCATGGACAACGAGGAGAAGTATAGGAGGAAGGTGGGCAAGGTGATGCGGGCATATGAGCACCGGAAACGCGAGCTGCAAGCCACATCGCTCTTCGCCGACCAGCAGATAGCCGAACTGGATGCAGACCTACAACGGACGATCAAGGTGGCAAGGGCAACCTACGGGATTGAAGAATAAGAAAGCAGTGTTCAAACCAATTTAAACATTTTTTAAACAACAATAAAATGGCAAAAAGAGAGAAAAAAAGCATCGTCACCGGGGTGACGGAAAAGGAGTTCAACGACAGCATTGCGGCCTATGCACTGGCCGATGCGGCGCAGGAGAAGCTGACCGCGCAGATGGATTTGGAGGTCACGAAAATCCGTGAGAAGTATGCGGACAGGCTGAGCGAGCTGGACGACATGAAGGAACGCAGCTTCGAGACGTGCATGACGTATTGCATGGAAAACAAGGCGGTACTTTTTGCAAAGGCGCGCAGTATGGAGACGAGCCACGGACGGCTGGGCTTCCGCACGGGGATGCCGAAGTTGAAGACGCTGCCCAAGTGGAACTGGGACAGGGTGCTGGAGAAGGTAGGGATGCTGTATCCGGATTTGGTGCGGGTGAACAAGGAGGTGGATAAGGACGGGATACTGGCCAAGAGGACGGAGGCGGCATTCGCCACCGAGCTGCCCAGGCTTGGGGTGTATGTGGCCCAAGAGGAGTCGTTCTTCATTGACCTTAACAAAGAGACGGCGTGAGGAACCTGCCCGGGGATGCCGGCGAGACGCCGGGCGTTTTGGTGGGACGAAGCGGACGCTTCGACCAGAAGGAAGAGCCGGGGAGAACGACGGTGGAGCAGTTGCCCGTGTATGCAGGGTGTACGGGCAACTGCAACCTGAAGGAGACGATGTTTTGCACCATATGTGCGACCTGCAATTGGGACGACTACGGGTGCAGTTTGGAACTATAACGACATGAAAAAAATACTACTGATATCGGAGCAATTGAATGGGGCAATCGTACTGCTGTACTCGGCAATGGGTGAGCGCGGGCTGATGAAGGTGGACTTCACGGAGTGCTCGGCTACGGAGCGGCAGAAGGCGTACATCTTACAGATTGTACCGCTGACCTACGGAGCGGACTTCGAGAAGCCGTTCGCGGCTGCGCGGCTGCGGGTGGTGGTGGAGGATGCGGAGCCCGAATTTGACGTGGACTTTTGGGACGCATACGGCAAGAAGATAAACCAGGCAAGGTGCGTGAAGCTGTGGGGGAACCTGACGAAGGCCGATAGGGCGGCGGCATGCATGAGGCTGCCGGCATACCTGCGTTACCTGAGCCAGCACCAATGGCGCAGCAAGATGGACCCGGAGAGCTACCTGCGGCAGAAGGCTTGGCTGACGGACTGGGACAATGCGGATTGAGCCTGCACGGGGATGCAAGCGGACGCTTGCGGATTTGGGGGACGAAGCGGACGCTTCGACCAGAAGAAGGGATTTGATTTCGGAATTTAAAAAAAAACGGTTGGGAGGCCGGGAAGATTATGGGTAATGATATTAAGGTTTATGACATGGCCGATGGCGGGCAGGTCAAGGTGACTCGGGGAGTGGATGATGAGGGACGGGTGTATTACGAGATGGAAACGGAGGTGTGGGGCATAGGGGGGTGCTCGCGGTTTGACACGGGAAAATTCGGTTGGAAGGAGCTGAACATGAAGAAGGCGACGGCATTTTATGAGCTACACACGAAAATGGTTAAAAGTGCGATGAATATCGCGTGGACGGCCAAAAAAAACAGGGTTAAAAACACATAAACAACCTAAAAAAGGCAAACAACAACAACAATGGGGAAAGAAACAATTACCAAGGGGAATGCGGTGGCGGGCGGCGATGGGGTGAGCAAACCGCAAATAAGGTGCATCAAGGCGATGGTGGGCAAGCTGGGGATAGCGGATGCGGACGTGCTGGTGCTGGGATTCACGGAGATGCGGACGGGGAAGGTATCGGAGATGACCGGGAACGAGGCGCGGCTGCTTATTGGGCACCTGAAGAAGCTGGACCCGGACGAGCGCAATGCGGACACGATGCGCAAGAAGCTGATAGCCATGGCCTATGAGCGGGAGGGCTTGGGGCGAAAATGTGCGCCGGAACAAAAGAAGGAAGTGATAGCGAAGCTGAATGCCTGGTGCAGGAAGTACGGCTACCTGCATAAGGAACTGGACGGTTATAGCTATAATGAACTGCCTGCGTTAATTTCGCAATTTGAAAAGGTGTGGGAACATACCGTTAACGGGATATAGGATGATACGGGGAAGCAAATCGATAGGTAGGAACCTTTTTGGCGAACTGGCACAGGTGCCGGAGCCGGACATGAACAAGGGGCGCAGCGCGAGGCTGATAGCGGATAGGGATGAGCTGCTGCTGCACCGGTTCTATTGGTATATGCGGAATCCGCGTAATGCCTATGACTGGGTGGTAAGGCAGGTGGGCAAGGAATTTGCATTGTCGGAAACGACGGTGAGCACGATATTGACGCAGAAGCACGGGCAACTGGCGGCGGTGCGGGACGCGAAACCGACGGTGGAAACGATGCGGACGCAATGGCCGTGGATGAGCTGGCAGGAGGGCTGAGTAAGAGTGAGAGTGAGAGAAAGAGTGAGAGTAGGAATGAGAGGTTTTTTATGGGGATGCGGCTTTTTTATATTTTTGCTAAATATTTCAACATTTTAAAAAATCATTGGGGAATGAACTACTGCAAATGCGGCAAGCTGATAGCCGACAACGAGAAATATTGCGATGCCTGCGGTNATAAGTACAGGTTGCGGGATTGGATGCGAAGCCCGTACGGCAATGAGCACTGGTCTCAGAGGAAGGCTAACCGAATGTCTGTAATAATGATGATTCTTGTCCCCGCCGTGGTGATAGTGACGGTTCTTGACCGGGAGCGAAACAGCAATAACGTATCTGCTGCTGCCAATACAGAAGCTTCGGCACCGCTTCCGGCGCCAGCCCCTACAGCATCAATCACTGCTGCGGGACGGGTAAGGGCGAAGCAGGTGATTGCCCACGCGGTTGAAAAATACGGCAAGGATGTTAAGTTTGGCGAGCAGACGATGGAGGCGTATTACCCAGCCACTACGGTGTATGTGACCAAGTATAGGATAAGGGTTGACGGGCGCGGCTGCTTCGGCGTGGCCAGCCTAAAATACAATGGGGGCGAGCCGTTCGTATTGGGGAACTGGAGCGTGAATTATGCCGATGTACAGGAATAGAAGTAAGTTTTGGGGCGTAGAATAAATAGAGGGGCTGCGGTGTAGCCCCTCTATTTATTGAGAAAAAAAATATTTCAAAAAAGCTGCCCGAAAAATAAAAAAAAGTTTGCGCGGTATCAAAAATGATACTAACTTTGTGTCATCAAAGCGGGCGGCAACCGGGTAAATACGGCGAAAAACAAAATGACTTTCAATAACATTTCCATCAGCCAAGACAGGGTAGCAGTAGAATTAACCAATGGTAGCACTGCTCAATTCGTAGTATGGGATTTGCAAGAATCCCAACACAAAGATTTGAAAACCCAATTCCGTACCGCCTTCGCAATCTGCCAGACATTTGATGGTATAGTTCATCACCTCAGAATCAATGGTTATGATGCATCCTTAGAAGACATTTACAACTCATAGGTTGAGACAGACAGCGAACACCCGTTAGCTAAGGATATGCGGGAAGCAATGAAGAAAGTAAACAGGTTCAAAAAGTCAAACGATAACTAAATTTAAAAGACGCGGCACGTCTATAACTCCGGCGCAAAAAAAATGAAAAATCCAAATGAAGTAAAAACGCTTTCCGATTTGTCCGAATTTATTAATTCGATGGGACACGAGGACATGTGGCCAAATGAAGCAATAACCGAAATTTGCCGCCGCAACGGTTGGATAGATTGCAGTGAAGTAGACGGGTATCGTGTTGTTGACGTAGCAAGGAATGGAGATTGGTATGTATACTTGGATGGATCAGGTATCGCCGTGGAATCCCTATTCCCGGGAGAATAAACGAATAATAGATGAACGAGGAAGTATTGTTCGAAGCGCGCAAAATGATTGCCGGCTTTCTTGCCCAGAGGCGGGCGGAGCTTGGGATGACGCAAGAGGCTCTGGCCGAGCGCACCGGGATGGGGATAGCCACTGTCAAGAGATTCGAGTCGGGGCGATTCTGGCTGTCTTCGAAGCACCTATTGATGCTCTGCCACGTATTGGACTGCTATTTCTTCTTGGAAGCGAAGGGATCGGATTCGCCACACGCAACCAAGATGAGGGAAGCGATGGAGCAGGCCAACCGATTCAGGAATCCAAGCGAAGGGCAAAAAAATTGATTTAAAGGGCTGCGGGATGCAGCCCTGATTTTTAAAAATAATTGTAGGGATTTGGTGAAAGCGTATATTTGCAATGCGAAACCAATTTTACCGTGATTACTTTTTCATTTCCATTCATCAAGACACCCCCCGTGAACCGGTAGGCAATCCGGTTAACTTCCCCCTTTTTGGTTGGTTGGTTTCGCACACGGGGGCCATATTAGCGAAGGCCGGTTTTGGGTTAACGCCCTGCCGGCCTTTCTTTATTTCGGTTTTATTTTTTCAATATAAAACATATGCGAGACCAACCAAACAATGCCCAATTCCTGAAGTACAGTAGGGGAAGCGGCGCGGGTGGCCCACGAAACGGGCAGGTGCGGGAAGTTTTCCTATCGGCACAAGCTATAGGGGATTTCCCCGTAATTGCTGGTGATGGGGGAAAGCGAGTGGAGGGAGTCCACAGTATGGACTCCTTTGTGCTGATGTCACCGGTAGTTACGGCAGAACAAGGGCTGATGTATATGATATATACATCAGCGGCTAACGGACAAAAAACAAAAGGAGGGGGTGATGAATAGTGTCAAGAAAAATGCAACACCAACAAACGAATTTCTGCAATTCGAGTTTGGCGACCATGAAGTTTTTGTAGAGATGAGGGCAGGTGAACCCGTGTTTTTAGCCTTAGATGTCTGTAACGCATTAGGGATTGCTAACCCGCATGATGCGATTGCGAACCTTCCCGAAAAACAGAAGCTGACCTCGGTAGTGGCGAGGTCAGGTCAGGCCAGAAACATGAATTTTCTTAACGAAGCAGGGCTATACAAGCTTATTTTCCGGTCGAGAAAAATCGAAGCGGAGATCTTCCAAGACTGGATAGCCGAAAACGTTTTGCCATCCATCCGGAAGTACGGCATCTACTGTGCAAAGTTTGAGGCTGTTAATGGATTTGAGGAGGACGGCAAAACGTGGTTGAAGTACTCGGAAGTGCTCAATACATTCGAATACTCGCATAGTGGAAGCCGCTATGCCATTACGGAACGCTACCCGGATGAATTTTTGTGGCACCGTGACAACTGGTGGGTGTCGGAACAATATGCAAGGGGTATGGCCATTTCAAAGTCTTTATCGAAGTACCGCAAGCAGTTTAAACGGGTACCGAAGCTGAATGGCCGGCAGCTGCCCGAACTGCCATTTGAGGACGCAGACAAAAAAGAGGGAGGTGCGGCATGATACGGTATGAACACGACAAACTGGTGATAGAGCTGGCGACGCGCAGCCCCGAGGCGATGCACGACATGCTGATAAGGGGGCTGAACACTGCGGTGCGGATGGGGATGCTGACGCCCGACCCGAGGAACGGGGATATGGACAGGCTGGTGGTGCTGACGGACCTGCTGGACGGGATATTGCCGGACGAGCGGCAACTGAAGGGAGCCCTGAAGGGTGGCGTTTTGCGATAGGTTTGGAAAGTTTGAAATTAAGGAAAGGGCTGCGGGATGCAGCCCTTTTTTTTGTGCCGGGGAGGCAAGCGGACGCTTGCGGATGTGGGGGACGAAGCGGACGCTTCGACCAGAAATGGGTTGGAATATTTAGGATCCGAAGATGTCCGGCGGGTAGAAGCTGACATAGACTACTTTGGTGGCAGAGGCTGTGTCTTGAGAAACGGTTGCACTGTAGACGTCGAGGCCGATGGAGAAGGTGAGCTGGCGGACGCGGAGGAGATCGCGCCTGCGCTCGGTGGCGGAGGAGGTGCGGACGGGCGAGCCGAAGATGTCGGCAAGGCCGGGGATAGGTTGGTTGTGGAGGGCGAGGAAGAGCACCTGCTCAAGGTCGTAGTAGGCAATGGCCATCTGCGCATAGGCATCGGGGGTGGAGGCGGAGGTGCCGCTGTAGGGCGGGAAGCCGAGGCGCAGCACCACTTTGACGGTGCCGAGCTGTGCGGCATCGGCCATATTGCGGAAACTCATCTCGTCGATGTCGATAAGCACGCACGGCCAGAGGACGGGGGGACGCTCCATTTCGAGCTGGCCGAGGTCTTGGTCGACATAGCGGAAGTAGGGGTTGCCCTGCCCATCGGCGAGGTTGGCGATGAGGGTGCGCAGGGCAAGGAAGAGGTTTGCGGCGGGAGATGTCATGTTAATTGGTTTTAAACGGTTTTCAAAGCTTCTTGAATGTGCTCGCGGATGAGCTCGTGGAGTTCGGATTTCAGCCCATCGTTAAGGCCGAGGAATTGGCGGCGGGGCATGATGCGGTAGTGGGGGGTGCCGAAGGTGCCACGGCTGCTGCGGACGTAGTCGGACTCGCCTTCGTTGTGGATGCGGGCATAAGGTACATCTGTACCGATGGTGACGGATGCGCTCCCTATACTGACGATGCGGATGCTGTTGCGCAGGTGGCCTGTCTTGACGAGGATGGCACGGCCTTTGTCCTTTTTGCCGTCGGTTTTGCGGGAAGCCCAAGGGGCACCCGCGAAGCCTTGGCGGCGGAAGTTCTCCTTGGCATCGTTGACGGCTGCGGTGCCTATGACGGGCAGCAGCGATGCGGCAGCGGCTTCGGCAGCGGCTTCGAGCTTGTGCAGTGGGGCTTCGAGCGGGTTGTACATTGGGCAGGTCGCGGTTATTTTTTCGGTTTTTCGGGCAATGGGGGCAGCAGTTCCAATGCGGCTTCCCGAACATCTTCGGGGCACGCCACGAAGAAGGCACTACCCTTGGGGAAGACGAGGTTGTGCTCGGCAAGGTTGACTTGGAACATCTTGGGGATGTCGACATGGGGTATCTTGTCGGCAGGGGTGACCGTGGATTTGCCGGGGAGTTGGTAGGTGCTGCAGCGGCAGTTCCACGACAGCGGCGGGTAATGCGTCTTCCAAAAATCATCGTCGATGGGGCGGACGGTGCCGTCCAATATGCGGTGGGCTTCGCGGACGCGGGCATCGCCGACGGTGACGTATTTGAGGTTGGGCATGAGCTTTTTATGCTCTTGGTAGCCGACCCAGTTGGCGGCATTGAGTGCGCCCGAAACGGCGGTGTTGTACTCGGTGCGGGTGTATTTGGAATACTCCCCGACGATATTGGAGGCCACTTCGCGGAATTCGCGGTAGGTGCGCAGGCGTTTGCCGTCCATGAGGGCATCGGTGAGCTCGCGCAATTGGGTGTAGTTTTTGGCTGCGGCGAACTGGTAGACGTTCTTTTGGAGGTTGGCCAACATGCGGTGGTTGGGGGTGTCGTAATCGAACCTGTCGAAGTTGCCGCCATAGCCCTTGAACACGCCCTGCATGTAGTGCTCTGCCAGCGCGACGGTGGTGTCGGGGTCGATATCGCCTTCGATTTTGCCGTCGTAGACGCGCTTGATAAGCCCTTCATCGGCATCGTTGGGCTGCGGGGCATCCGTATCGCCATCGGCAGACATGGCGATGTGGCCCGAGCAGATGGCGCAGGTATGGGCGTAGACCTTGGCGGCGAGCCCCCTTACGGCTTGGGGGCGAGACCAAAAAAATCGGACAGCGCATTTTGGAGGTC